TTGCAACAAGGTTTATTTGCTGTTATGTTTGATGAGGAAAGTGAAGAGGATAAAAAAGCTAAAAATAAAAAAACAAAAGAGGATGCGGCTTATGACGTTGCAAACGGGGTATTAGATAGTATACTTAGAGGTACAGGGTTTGTTGGAGGAGTTACCGCAACATTAAAAAATACTGTTATTAAATACTTTGAGGAACAAGCAAAAAAACAAAAAGCAGAATATGCAAAAGTTGTTTTAGAAGCAGCAAATATGTCACCCCCTATTGGTTCTAAATTTAGAAAAATATATAGTGCACTACAACAAACTAAATATGACAAAGATTTAATAAAAGAAAGAGGATGGGGAGTTATGCAAGACGGGAGAGTTCATTTAGGGCCTATGTATTCCGTAAGCGGAAAACTCGTTGAAGCAACTACTAACTTTCCAATGGACCGACTAGTTAATAAAGTTGAAAACGTATCACAGGCATTTAACTCTGATAACACCGCAGTGCAGAGACTTGCTGTGGGAATGGGTTATTCGCCTTGGACAGTTGGTATTGAAGGAACAAAAGGAGATATACTTATAGAAGAAACTGCTAAAGCAAAACGTAAAGAAGAAGGATTACTAAAAGCTAAAGAAACTAGAAGAGAAAATGCTGAAAGATTGAAAGATAGCATTGAAGGTTTATCAGTACCTGAAAGACGAGCATATAGACGTAAAATAGCTTTAGAAAAAAGAGAAAGAAGAATACAAAGAGCTAAAGAAAAACGCGAGGAAATGCGTAAAAGAAAAAAGAGAAGGATGGGAGAATAATAGGAGCAGATAATAATAGGCACCATACCTAATAGTTCCTATAATTGAAAAGGGGATGCACGCTTTGTGATCCCCTTTTTTTATTAAATTATAATTCTAGTTTTGGTTTTTCAGGTTCTTCATTTGCAACCTTGCTTTTTTCCATCAAAGCTTTTATTGCATCATCATATCCTGGCATAAGTTTTATTGTTTCTAAAACACCCATTGCCAAGGTTGTTAAATGCTGTTGCTCATTCATTACTTCTTGCAGCACCCTTATTATAGCTTCTTGTTTTTTTTGCATATCTATTAATGCGCTTTCTTTCATACTATTTAATTTAAGTTATTTGTATTAATGGTTAATGAATAAACCCAACAGACCGTTCCTAAGTAACTATACAATTTCACAATTACCCCCTCCGCATGCTTGCGAATCTGAAAAGTTAGTATTATCTTGTACCTCAATTACTTTAGACAGATCAACATTATGCAATGTAGCCATCATCTGCTCGTATACTTCCTTAGTGCAATCTTCAAATGGCGTTTGCTTATAAGTTCCACCGTGATAAGGCAATACAGATAGTCCATTATAGTATTCTTTATTTGCCCACATCCATTCACCAACAATTTTCCACTCATCATCACGCACGGAAACAGTACAAGAAACATTATGAGTATTATTACCTTTGTCATGACCTTGCTTAACCCAATCTTTAGAAATCAATTTAACTCTTTCTAATAGATCTAATGTAGACTCATGTCGTGTTATGGCCCCATCTGGAGCTTTCTGAGGCACAGAAATGACTGCTTGTAATGTTGGATTAAAATATTCATCTTCGAGCAGTTCTGGATGATTTATTGCAAGATAAGAATAGATTGCTTCATTCTTACCCAATCGCATCCTTCTAATATAATAATCGTTATGCCAAGCGTGAATACCACTAGACGTACCAAGCACAAGAGAAGTAGTGCCAGCTGGTTTAACAGCGGTAGTTCTTGCAGCTCTGTTAATGTTGAGGGCAGCAGAAATAACGTTATTGGTTTCTTTAACAACTCGAGCAGCTTCTTCATAATCTAAACATTGTATATTGTGTTTTGATGCAATACCTGTCATTGACACTCCAAGTAACGCGTCTTTTTCTGTGTTTTTTCTCCATATATCTCTTAAGTAGTGGAAGTCTGAATATGATGCTTGCAATGTTCCAATGAATGATGCAGCCGAAGCTCTAGCATTAAAATCCTCTTGACTTTCAATATCTGCCATATTAATCTCCGTAAGATTACAAAATTGATATGGTCTTAAAGCAATCTCGCAACAAGGATTTGTACCCCAGTCTTTATCATTAGTTAAATAAATACCTGGTTCGCCAGATCCTGAAGCTTCAATACGTTCCCATACTTTATCAAATGTTTTCTTGTCAATTTTATGTCTTAACAATACAACAGAGTTATTTGATCTACCTCTTTGTGGATTGTCTTCCCACCAGTTACCAGCTTTACAATTTAACATCGCATCTGAATCAAGATCAAACAAACTAATCATTGCTGCTCTACGAATACCACCAGCTAAAACCGCATCGGCAATATGACATTGAATATCGTGGCACTCAATATCTGTTAGTTTAGATCTATCTTCTTTTTCACGTAATACTGCTTCAATCTTTACTAACGCAATTCTTAAAGGCTCCGGCCCCGGCGCTTTACCTCCTGCTGTTATAAGTAAAGCTCCTTTAGGCCTTATATCAGAAAAGTCAAACTCTATATGTGAGGTTAATCCACCTGTATAAGATTTAAACAAAGCCTTAACCGCATCTGCCCAACCAATTATACTGTCTTGGACGACATACTTTTTCTTACGATTGTAATTAGGTTTCCTAATTTCAGGAAGCTTCTCAATGTGATGGTTCTGGACCGAATAACCAACGCCAGTCCCTCCAAGAAGTAAAAACATAGTCTCAGAAAAACTATGAATACTATCAACAGGTAGGAAAGCACAGTTATAAACGCGAGCATTATTAAGCTCAATAGCTTTACCACCAAACTGCAAGCTTCGCATCGAAGGTAAAACTTTTTTAGTAAATACAAAATTCTTATAAACTTGTTCAATTGATTCTTTCATTTTGGGAACTTAGCAGTATGCATTTCCATGTTGCGTGTTACTAATTCATCCCAGGTTTCTCTTCTCTCTTTTTCCGGTAAATATTTAGCATACTTAGTGTATACTGTAATGTCACTTAATATTTGCTTATCTAAGCTTAAACTCATAGTTATATATTATTTTAATTATCTATTTCTAATGCAAAGTCAATAAATGGTAGATACAAAACATGCGTCTTAAAATCAACCTCCTCATATGTTCTAATACCAAACAGTATCCCAGGATATATACCTATAGAGAATGTCCATGTTCTTCCTTGTGGTTCTTCTGGTAATGGTGTTGGCATAACTTCTTTTTGTTTTTTTGTCATAATTAATAGTTGTTATTGGTTAAATTTAATTCTTCTTGTTTGCTTAATATATCTTTATATTTTATTCTGCCTTTAATTTCAAATGACCATCTGATCCATTTATCAAATTGCCTTTCAGCATATTTTTTTCTTGCTAATCTTTTCTCTTCTCGAGAATTAACTTCACTGTCTTTAAGCATTCATCTTGATTTTGCGGTTTATATAATGTTCTTTTGTCATTCATTAAATGCATTAGGTATTTAAACATTTTCCAACGTAAAGGAAACGATTCATTAGCTCTGCCTTTTGTTTCGATAATAAAGTCTTCACCAATAAAATCAGGCGTATACTTTATATTAAGAACTTTCTTGTCACCTCTATTTATAAAATCACCTTTACCATTTGATTGCCGTTCATAACATTCGTTTTTAAAATTAAAACCTGGTAATAATTCAAATGATTCATCTTCATATCTAAATTCTATTTTAGCGTCTCTTAAAGATTTATACATAAACTTTTCAAGGCCAGAAGCAAAGGTAATGCCATTATACATTACCTTCTTTGCAACTACTGGACCTTTCTTTTTAGATCGTTTAATCATCTATTTCAACTGTATACCAAAGATCACGCCCAAGACCATGATAATAACGAATTACTGGATCATTTACACTTGGGAATTTTTTTATACCTGTATTATCCCCACGACCAGGCCTCTCCTTCAAGTTCTTCTTCTTTTTTTTTACTTTAACTTCAAAAGCATCTATAACATCAATATCATTTAGCTCTCTTAGCAATGCTTTTTCTTCTCTTAAGTTTGTGATTTCTTCTTTTAAACGTTGAAGATATAAAGTAGCATCCATAAGTTCTTCTTGTAAATGATTAAGCCAAGCAAATACATCAGAGCTATCATCACGTAATGTTTTGCCATACTTTGCAAAACCAACATCAGATCTATCTACAAATTTATTTACTACAGATTGTACAACTGGATCTCTAAATTCAATTTCTTGTTTTGTCATATTATAATGTTGTTTTAATGTGATCGTTTAATGATGGTGCTGTTGATGCCGCGTAATCCTGTTTAACAAATGTGCCATTAACCATTGATCCTTTTCGCGACTTAATAACTTCATAAGCCGATACAACACACTCTTCAATTTTTAATCCTTCTAAAGCGGCTAGATTAGTTAATACAACAACCATATCACCAATAGCATCAATTAATTCTGATCTATCTTTTTTAAGTATTGCTCTTGCTAATTCACCAGATTCTTCGCATAGTTTTGTATATTGTGTTTTAGAATCACCACTTGTATATATACCACGGTCTGTTGCCCATTGCCTAATTAAATCATATACATTATTAGGATCAAAAGTTAAAGGATTAGTTGCAGTTGGTTGAGTCTTATTAGTTGCTTCAAATAATACTTTATTATATACATAACATGCAGTATTGCGATACATTGATTCCCTGACATTAGCCATTAATATTTTAACTAACTCTGGTGTTACAGTATATTTACCATAACTTGTTTCAAATGTATGCCCTAAGTTATCCATTAAATAACCTTTTAATTTATTTACAGGAACATTAAATGTTGTTGTTTGATCTGTTACATTAGTGTACATAGTTTTATTTGATTTAAATTGATTAATAGGACTTTTTTCTGCATTATCATAAGAGGCAAAATCTTTTTTATATTTAAAAAATTCTTGCCATTGGTGTTCTTTATTCTCTATAAATTCTTTATCATAAGATGATTCTAATATCTGAAATTCGCCAGGTTTATACCCTTGACATTTAATGACCCTGTTATTAATATTACGCGTCATTCCAATTTTTTTGCCTGGAATATGATAAATATAGTATAAATTCTTAGTTTTTTCCATATTTTTTTTATTTAAACAGCAACCTGGGCCGAAATAACTGGTCCGTGCTTATAATTGTTAATTGTTAATATTCCGTTATTGTACTCATAACTTGGCAAATCAAACGTTTCTTGTTGCACATATTCTTTGACTGCTGCTAAGCTACTTTTATAAATATGGGCATCTACAATTTGAATATCCAATTGACTAGGCTTATATCCTGTTTTTTCAGCTACATATATAAGTATCTGAGAAAATAAAGCAACATCATAAGGTATACCTAAAAATAAATCGCCGGATCTTTGTACAACAAACATGTTTAAATAAGTATCTACTACAAAGAATTGGAAATACAAATAACAAGGAGGTAATCGCATATCTGATAACTGAGCGGGATTCCATAAACTTATAATGTGTCTACGACTGTCTGGATCGTCCATTATGCCATTTAATAGATTATGCATTTGATCTATGTTTTGATCATTAAAATTGCGCATTTGATGCCCATACACAGGGCCTAGATCGCCATTGGCATCTGCCCAAGCATCCCATATCTTTACACCAGCATCTCTGAATCTTTGTATATTGGTTTCACCATTCATGAACCATTCAAATTCAGTTTTAAATGTTTTCTCAAACATTTTTCTACCGGTTAATAAAGGGAAACCGTCGCCTAAATTAATACTCAAACTTGCATTGAAGATAGAATAACACCCGACGCCTGTTCTGTCGTGACGTTCAGTTCCAATCCAAATGCAATGTTCAAGTATATTTTGATATTGTTGTTCGTATCCACTTATTGTTAGTTTATTTGGTGATAGCATATTTATCGTAATAGTATGTGTAAAATTTATATAATTGTTTCCAGATTTCTACTTTCTTATATGTGTCAGGGCTTATACTTATTTTTTTATTTATTTCAACAAGTAAATGCCAAGATGAGGTTGTTGATGGCTTAGGCGATATATATATGCCATTATTAATGCACCAAGAATAAGCTAATTGTTCTTTTATAGTAGGCACATAAAAGCCCATATCTATTTGATTTGTTTTTTTATATCCACTACCCATTATACTTCCCAAGGTAATTTATCATCACTAATCAAATTTGGATTATGTGGAACAAAACAACCAGAAGATAGATCCCATTTAAAATGACATTCAGCACCGTTCTCACCTAGGTTTTGAAACTTACATTTTAATACTTTAACTTTAACAGTCTTCTCTTCATAGTTTCTATGAACTAATAACCCATGATAAGATGCATCGTACCATTCGCCACCACCTTTAATGTTATACATAGTAGGTTCTTCAATATTACCTTTTGTATCTTTATACATTTTAGTAGGGTGAGCAACAACAATAACTAGTACATCGTATTTTTTAGCAAATATTTCTATTTGACTTAAATATTCTAATGTATAAACATTAACATCACCAGAAGCATCTTGTGCTCTTACTTTATTAAATGGATCTATAACCAAACATTTAATACCTTTACGCTTAACTAGCTCAGCTCCCTTACGTAGCACAGATTCTAAAGTGTAACGTTCCATGTCAATAAAGAAATAGTTATCATTAACATGATCAGCAATCTGATTCCACTTATCAGTTTTAATATCTGCTACAGTTGGCATACCTTGCCATGTTTTACGCATTAACTTATGAGCATGCAAATATGTAGGCGTATTCTCAGGTGAAGCATAAGCAGTCTTCCAACCATACTTCTCATTATAACCTACAATCATTTGATCTACGAAATCAGATTTACCAGAAGATGGAATACCGGTAACAGTAATGAATTGACCAGTGTACGTAGAAAAAATACTATCAAAATTATCCAAGCCAATTTGGAAACCAGGTTTGAAACCGTTTCTGACAAAGTCTGTAACCTCATCTTCAATGTCTTT